GGCTGCATCCTTGATGACTCTCTGCGATACGTAATATCGATAGCGCTTTCCGCGTTTGACCGCATGGGAGGGAGTAAAGCGGTTCCCGTCTCCGTCGTAAAGGAGCCCGCGCAGGAGACTAGGAGCGCTGGCGTTGGTGCCATGGCGGCGCGAACGGACGTTTTCGGCCATCAGGATTCGCACTCGCTCCCACAGCTCCCGATCGACAACGGGCGCGTGCTCTCCAGGATAAGATTGCCCCTTGTGCGGGATCTCGCCCAGATAGATTCGGTTCTGAAGGATCTTGTAGAGGGCGCCCCGAGAGTATGCGGTTCCACCAGAACCTCTGCCTGATCGGCTGACTCGGATCTTGCTCTTCACTCCGCGCTTGTCGAGGTGGGCCTTCAGCTTCTTTACGCAACCGAACTCGAGATAAAGCCGGAAGATCTCGCGGACATGTTCGGCTTCTTTTTCATTGAGAATCAAGTGACGGTCTTTGAGGTCGTAGCCCAGCGGGACCATCCCACCCATCCACATGCCTTTCCGCTTCGAAGCCGCAATCTTGTCGCGGATGCGCTCCCCTGTCACTTCCCTTTCGAACTGGGCGAAGGAAAGCAGGACATTGAGGGTCAGCCGGCCCATTGAAGATGTGGTGTTGAACTGTTGGGTGACGGAAACGAAACTCACCCCACGGGCATCAAAGGCCTCGACCATCTTGGCGAAGTCGGCCAGACTACGCGTCAATCGATCCACCTTGTAGACGACGACCGTGTCGACTTTCCTGGCTTCGATGTCGGACATTAGACGCTTGAGGCCGGGGCGCTCCATCGAGCCGCCCGAATAGCCTCCGTCGTCGTAATCTGCGTTGATTGCGCGCCAGCCTTCCTGGCGTTGACTGAGGATGTAGGCTTGACAAGCTTCGCGCTGGGCATCAAGCGAGTTAAAGGACTGCTCGAGCCCCTCCTCGGAGGATTTACGGGTATAAATCGCGCAGCGGATAGAGCGCTTCTGGAGAGTGCTCATGAGCGTCGCCCTTTGAGACCAAAGAACAGTGGTCCCGACCAGCGGGTGCCAGTGATGAGCCGAGCAATCACGGAGAGACTCTTGTAGCGATCTCCGTTGTATTCGAAGCCAGATTCGCTAACCGTGACCTGGTGCGTCTTCCCTTCCCACTGGCGAATCAGCCTCGTCCCCGGCTTGATTCGCGTTGTCACGGTGAAAGGCCTGCCGCCCTTCTTGGGTTCCCGGCTGAAACTCGCGGCCAGCTCCCGAAGTCGGCGCTTTACGTCTGGTTTCAGCCCGCCGTACGCCTGCTCCTGCAGCTTGTAGGCAAGCAGCGGTACCAAGAGCTGCTTTCGAACGTGAGGCGGCGGGGCCTGTTTCAGGTCCCGCCGCCACTTTGCCTGCAACTGGGCAAGGTCCATTTTCGGGAGGGCTGCAATCTCGACTTCGAGCCTCTCGGACACCTGCGAACCTCCTCTCCGGTGTCCACATTTCCGCTCTGTTAGGGCAGAAAGTCAAGTCCTCTTTGGGCTCTAAATGATTGAAGCATAACGATATGGGAATACACTCGATGTAGCCCCAGTGCCAGGTTGAACCGACATTTTTCCTTACCATTACCCGGTTCAACCTTGGCACGGTTGGCCAATGAGTCAGACCACGTCAAACATTGTTAGCCTGCAAACCTTGGAGCTCATGAACTCAAGCGCCTGAGTCGTCGAGTCGACCTGATCATCAAACTTGCCGCCGGGGAAGCCCAGGAGCTCGCTCAGGTAGTCGTCCAGCCATGTGGCGACATCCGGAATCAAGACCTGGCCCGATTCAAACTTCATCGATTGGCCGGCGGTCCGCATCAATTTGTCGCTGCCCGGAGGGAGCTGGTAGGCTTCGATGCCGGTCAAGCCTTGGGCCTTGAGTTCCTGGATCAGCGATGTGCCGGATGCTTTGTCTTCGATTACGATCTTCCGAGGCCGAAATCGTTCGTAAAGATCCTTCGCAGCTCGTTTTAGAGCTGGAAACGTCAGGCGATTGCGAAAGACATGAAGCAGATAAAACTGTTTGCCATGAATTCCCCAGGTGGTGCAGACGCTGAAATCGTTCAATTCGCCAGCCTTGTTGGCAGTGTCCCAACTCTGAACGACCATGCGAAATGACTGGGGCTTTTCTTCCTCTGGATAGAATTTGAGCCAATCTTTCTTGATGATCCCTCCCTCAAGAGGCATTGGGCTCTGTTGGTACTGGCTCTGAAAATTGTAGTCACCAACGGTTTCCCGGATCGTCCGGTAGGTTGCAACGGAGTCGCGCTCCGGGTGCAGGGCCTCACCTGCCTTGCGCGTAAAAGCGCCGTTCTGGAGAGGCCCTTCGAATTGATAGCACTCATCATGCTGCGCAATCGCTGGAAGCGAGAGCACATCCCAGTGTTCTCGCTCAATGACCTCGCCGACCAGGTCCTCCTGGTGCAGTCTCTGCATGACAATAATGATGATGCCGTTCTCTTTGCTGTTCAGCCGGCTCAGCAAGGTATTGAAGTACCATTCGTTTGCCGCCCGTCGCCGCGTCTCGGACAATGCATCGTCCGGCTTCAGAATGTCGTCAAGAATGACGATGTCGGCGCCACGGCCGGTGAGGACGCCGTTGACCGAAGTCGACATGCGAAATCCCTGGGCCGTGGTCATGAAGTCATTCACGGAAAGTTTTTCGGGCGAAAGCGCAGTCCGCGGGAAGACGCCGCGATAGAAAGGGCTGCTCATCAGAGTTCGGCAGTCTCTTGCGTGCTTATCGGCCAGATCCTGCCCGTAGCTCGCGCAGATGATCTGCTTGGAAGGATCGTGCCCGAGCAACCAGGCAGGGAAAGCAACGCTCGCAGCGTGTGATTTCAAGGTCCGCGGGGGCAGGTTGAGAATCAACCGCTTGGTCTTCCCGGTTCGGCATTTCTCGAGAGCCGCAGCCACCAGTTCGATGTATTGACCGGCCAGGAAGTTGGCCTGGGGGTTGAGCTCATAGAATGAGCGCTCGATGAAGCTCATCAGGTCGTTGCGTAGCAGGACTCTGTATTCCTCGAATGACAACTGGGGTATGGTGCTCATTGTTATGCCTCCTCCGATGTAGTTTCACTGGTGGGTACCGGCTCAGAATTCACGTTCTGCATGCGTCGCCGAATGGTTTCCATGACACGATGATCCATCTCATGTGGCGAGAGCGGCGCGGCTTCCGAATTGACCGTATCCTCCGACTGCTGGACCAGAGAGAATAGTTCGCGCGCAGCGCGCAGCTGTCCTTGCGCCGCCTGATTTCCGACTTGCATCATGGCTGCCTCGAGCTTGGTTACCGTGCGAGTTCCGCGAGGACCGTTTACTCGGACACGTTGGCGAGCCTCGCGCAGCACGACGGTTGCAAAGTTCTTCGAACCCTTGGGGCGGCCCTTCGGATTTCCCGACTGACCCGTCTTAAACCTCCCAGACTCTGGAGGCTTGCTGTAGCCAACCTCGTATGGAGATTCATCTTTAGACATGGGCGTCCTCCTTCAATGCAGCAACCTCATCAAAGCGCTTCCCGGTGAGCGCATGAATGGCTGTATCTCCCGTGTAGTTTTGCCAGCGGCGTATTGCAACGTCGACATAGGCCGGATCGATCTCAATTCCGCAACAAATCCTGCCCACCCGTTCAGCGGCCATCAAGGTTGTCCCCGATCCAAGAAAAGCATCGAGAACAATCTCTCCCCGCGCCGAGCAATCGAGGATCGCGTCAGCTACCATGGCAATCGGCTTCACCGTTGGGTGAAGCGCGAGCAGGTTGCCTTCCCCGCTTTGTTTCGAAAGGGTTTGAATGCCAGGGTACGACCAGACATTTGTCCGGTTCCTGCCGAATTGACCGAGCTGGATGTTGTTCCGGTGTGGTCCTTTGCCCTTGCGGAATACAAGGATTAGCTCATGCTGCGAGCGGTAGAAACTGCCCATGCCTCCCTGGCCCTTCACCCAGATGCAACAGTTCAGGAACTCGTCATAGACCTGCTTGCCAACTGCGATTAGATCTCCCACATGGCGCCAATCTATACACAGGAAGTGGACCGAGTTGTTCGCGCTGTACCGCTCCAAGAGACGCAAACTGTTGTTCAGGAAGGAGACGAACTCGACTTCGCTCATCTCTCCCGAGGCCATAGCAAATTCGCGATGGTGGATTGACCCGTTACCGGTTGCGTGACCGTCGATACGCACGTTGTATGGTGAGTCGGTGAAGACCAACGCGGCCCTGCGATTGCCCATCAGAGTCCTGTATGTCTCTTTATGCAGCGAGTTGCCGCAAAGAACTCTATGTTTTCCCAAAAGCCACAGGTCGCCAAGTCCACTGACTGGAGCTTCGCCCGAAACGAGCTCAATGACCTCATCCACCCGATCGGACTCGCCGGCCGCCTCTTCGAGGATCGCATCGACCTCTGCAACTTCGAAGCCGGTGATTGTGACGTCGAAGTCCGGGCAATCGAGCGTCAATAAATGCTGAAGTTCGATTGCGAGGATTGAGTTGTCCCAGCCTGCATTTTCAGCAAGCTTGTTGTCGGCAATGATGTAGGCCCGAATCTGATCCTCTGAAAGGTTCTCAAGGCGAATCGTCGGAACCTGCTCCATTCCCAGGAGCTTGGCCGCCTCAACCCGGCCGTGTCCGGCAATGATTCTGTTGTTGCGGTCCACCAAGACTGGGTTTAGAAACCCGAAAACTCGAATACTTTCCAAAATTTGATGGATCTGGTGTTTGGAGTGCGTGCGGGCGTTGCGTGGGTAAGGCTTTAGAGAAGTGATGGGTATGTATGCAACAGAAAGATCTGCATTCAGGATCGACGCCGAATTAGTAGGTGGATGTGTGGGCATCAAGGCCCTCCGAACAATACTGTCTCAAAAAGCGAGTCTCAAATGTTGTAATCTCGCTTGTACATAATATTGATTTATGTACAATCATTAATTATGAAGACGCAACGATTATCTAAACCCAAGAGGGTCGGATATGAAGCAGACCCTATCTTGGCCAAGCAGAATTTGAGAGCGCTCGTAAAGGCTCTAAACAAAACGCAGATCAAGGTCACCACGGCTAAGGATCGGGGCGAATCTCGCGTTCATCGCCTTGAGCTGTCCTCGCAGCAGGTTGAATTGCGGCGACTGGTTGAGAATTGGATGAAATCCGGCCCGAATCTAGAAAAGATGTTCAAGGAAGAGCCTGGACTAGCCCGCCGAGCAAAGTATGGAAGAACGACGTTCTGGCCAACTGGGTCAGGCAGAGGATATCTGGATTGGGAGGCGTACCCCACCGAAACCGGACCGAGATCATTGAATGACCTCGCCCTTAGTGACTTCATGACTCTGATTACGAATCCTGACTGGGAACTGCTCGGCGATCCGTGCACCCGGTGCGGGGATTACTACCTAAAGAAAGCCCGGCGGCGAACCAAGTATTGCTCGCGAAAATGCAGTTCCAAGGAAACTGCCACCGCCTCTACCAAGAGCTGGCGCCAGGAGCAACAAGCGGACAAAATACGCTGTGCGCAGGAGTCTATTGATGAATGGTGCAAGGTCAAGCGTCGTGAGGCCTGGAAAAAGTGGGTGTCGCGCAAGACGAAATTGACTGACCGATGGCTCACGCGAGCAGAGCATAACGGGAAGATCAATCCGCCCAAGACTCCTCCAAAGTAGTCAAATCACCGTTAGTACCAAGACGCTGGAGTTGAACGCTAATGCGCGGTCCCCGGTCTGACCCTGGCTTTTGTGCCATCAATGAGCGACAGATTGGTCTAAGCGCCCCCTCTTCGCCCTGTATCAAAAGGGGTCCAAAATGCCGTTCTGCAAGCCCAACAGAATCAACGGCCGGATCTGCAGGATCCAGCCGTTTCAAAAGGTAAGGGTTGGTTTACATTCGAATGCTGACTGAAGACCAAGAACCGCGGAAGACTCATGTTTTATTTCGTTCAGTTCTAGCCGAACCCTTCATTGTGCGAGTTGAGAAGGTTGACTGGCACAGAAATCATCGAGCACTCCACCACTACGGGAAAGCCAGGCCTAAAGTAGCGCTACTCTAGCAATCTCCGCTGTAATAATTGCTTGGCAGGCCAATGTTACTGTTGGATCTGGTGAGACTAGCAAGCAGGTCGCTTTGAAGCCGCTCTATATAAGGTGAGGATATCTTGAACTGTTACAGGAAGGAGACACTTTGAACACTGGCGCGGATGTCATGCTGCAGACGCTGCTTGTGAACGGGATCGACACCTGCTTCATGAATCCGGGAACCTCGGAGATGCACTTTGTCGCGGCGCTCGACCGAGTCCGCGAGATGCGCGGCATCCTGTGTCTCTTTGAAGGGGTGTGTTCGGGAGCCGCGGATGGCTACGCGCGGGCTTTGGGCAAGCCCGCGGCAACGCTGCTGCACCTGGGTCCGGGACTGGGCAATGCGCTGGCAAATTTCCATAACGCCCGCAAGGCACGCTCGCCTGTGGTGAGCATCGTCGGCGAACATTCGCTCCCGCATCTGCTGCACGACGCCCCTCTCAGCGCAAGTATTGAGACGTTTGCCCGCACGGTGTCGGAGCGAGTGAGGACTTGCAGGAATCCAAGCGAACTTGGGGCAGATGTCTCGTCTGCGGTCGCGGATTCGATCCAACCGCCGGGCCAAGTCGCGATGCTTATCGTGCCGGCGGATCTTTCCTGGTCGGCCGCAGAGGGCGTTGGACCGGCGATTGCGAAACCAGGCCGGCGGGTGCCGTCAAGCGACGCGATTCGGCGGATTGCGGATCTGATGCGCAATCCTCGTACCGCACTGTTGCTGGGCGGATCAGCTTTGAGTCCACGCGGTCTGTGGGCTGCGGCTCGGCTCTCCGCCACCACTGGAGTGCGGATCCACATGGCCAGAAACGTCGCCAGGATTTGGTCGGGATGTGGGCGCTTCCAGCCCCGCCAGATTCCATATTTTCCTGAGCCCGCCCTCGAGATGCTGCGCGATCTGGAGAACCTGATTCTTGTGGAGGCTAAGGCTCCGGTCTCGTTCTTCGGCTATCCGGGGATCCCGGGATTGCTGGCTCCGGAAGCCTGCACGATCTCGATGCTAGCCGATCTCGATGAAGATGGTCCGGCTGCGCTGGAGGCTGTGGCTGAGGAGTGCAGCGCGGCCAGCGCTTTGCCAGCCTTTACGAGCGATCCGGTTATCGCGCCGAATGACGGGCCGCTGACGCTGGATAGCATCGGCCGCGTGATCGCCACCTACCTTCCAGAGAATACCCTAATTGCTGAAGAGATGGTTTCCTCGAGCGAACCCGTGCTGGCGCATCTGGCTAACGCCGCACCGCATGAGCGGATGCCGGTAACGGGGGGCTCAATCGGGCAGGCCCTGCCGGTTGCGGTGGGGGCAGCCGTGGCCTGTCCGGACCAGAAGGTTCTTGCCCTCGAAGCCGATGGCAGTGGCATGTACACGCTTCAAGCGCTGTGGACGATGGCGCGCGAGAATCTGGATGTCCTGACTGTGATCTTCGCCAATCGTCGTTACCGAATTCTTGATGTCGAGTTGCGGAGGACTGGAGCGAAAGGGTTCGGAGAAATTGCTAACAACATGATCGACATCGGGCGGCCGAATCTGGATTGGGTTAGCTTAGCCCAGGGTATGGGTGTTGCGGCCACGCAGGCGACCACCACCGCCGAGTTCCAATCGCAATTCCGCGACGCGGTTCGAGAGCGCGGTCCGAGGCTGATTGAAGCATTGATAGAATAGACTGCAACGGCCCGATATCTTATTCGCAGCAACCCAAGTTCCTATGTAAACGTTCGCCCGAACTCGACGAAGTTCTCTAGTCCAGCAGTCGTCTATGGGCGATCATGACGCAGGTATTCGGGAGATGTCATAGAACCATCTTGTTCCCCCTTCGGCGTCTCCGGCATCGGCCAGGACTGCACACCTACGTGCGTCGCCCACGCGGCGTAGGTGGCAGCCATCTCCTTTACCCGACCGGGATATAGCTCAGCTAGATTATGGAGTTCAGTGCGATCTGCCTCCATATCGTGGAGTTCCCAAGCGTCAGGAAAACGGGAAACGAGTTTCCATTTTTCGTCTCTCATGGCGGCGTTGCCTTCATGCTCCCAGAAAATGGGACCACGATCCAAGCGGGTCCTACTCTCAAAGATGGGACGAAGGCTCGAACCTGCGAGAGTAGGAGGTTGCTGCCCTGACTTAGCTTTGGTGGGATAAGGTACATTCGCGATGTCGAGACACGTCGCCATGATGTCGGTTTCGTGACCAAGCTGGTGCGTGATTGCGTTGGTCAGCTTAATCCCTTTCGGCCAGCGTGCGATGAATGGCGTGCTAATTCCGCCCTCATGCGCGTAGTGCTTATAAAGACGAAAGGGCGTGTTCGCACAGTTGCCCCACGGAATGCCAATACTCTGATATGTATCTTCTGGGCCAGGAAATACATTCGGCTTGTTGCCACGATTCACAGGCCTCCCATCATGAGTTTTGTAGGGCATCCAGGCCTCTCGCGGAACTTGGGGACCCGGATCGTTCATCTCTTCAAAGTTTCCGCCATTGTCCGACATGAACATAACGAGTGTGTTCTCCGCTATACCAAGCTCATCCAGTTTGACGAGTATCTTGCCGATGCCACGATCCATTCTCTCGATCATCGCGGCGTAGACGGCCATGCGATGCGTTTCCCATTCTTTGTATGAGGCCAATTCCCAAGCGGGAACGCGAGGATCGCGGTCGCTGATTCCCCACTTTTCTTGTACTATGCCCATCTGAATCTGTCTTGCGTGGCGAGCGCGGCGAAGTTCATCCCAACCTTTGCTATATCTCCCCTTGTACTTCGCAATGTCCTCTTCGAATGCGTGCAGTGGCCAATGAGGTGCTGTAAACGCTGTATAGAGAAAGAAAGGTTTATCCTCACGCCCAAACTCGTCAGCGTATTTGGCGGCATTCTCTGCGATCGCATCGGTGTAGTAAAACTTGTCACCAGCCTCAATAGTTGTGTTGTCGCGCGCAAGACTAGCCGGATCAAAATAGCTGCCGGCGCCTTCAATCGTGCCGAAAAACTTCTCAAAGCCGCGCTGTAAAGGCCAGTTCTGCTTGCCAAAATCTTTCTTGTTCGGGGTGAGATGCCATTTGCCCGACATGGCCGTGCGATAGCCGTTTCCCTGAAGCGCCTCTGCGATTGTGACACAGTTTTCACTCAGGTCACCCCTATACCCCGGATATGGATATCGGCCGTAATCCGCGGTCATGAGCCCCATACCGGCCTGCTGCGAATAAAGGCCGGTCAATAAAGAAGCCCGGGAGGGACAACAACGTGGACTGTTGTAGAACTGCGTGAAGCGAATGCCACCTTTAGCCAAATTGTCAAGGCTGGGTGTAGAGATCTCCGACCCATATGGGCCGATGTCGGAAAATCCCATATCGTCCACAAGAATCATGACTATATTGGGCCGACGGGGAGCCTGCTCGTGCACTGGCTTATCTGCGTAAGTCGCCGGCAGCATAAGGGCGGCGGCGGCGGATGTGCCAGTCTTCAGGAACTCTCTTCTTGTGCCCCTCATGGATCAATTCCTATGGATTTTGAAGCGATTTTTGGGAGATGCGCCTAATGGTTGGCGAAGCCAAGGGATAAACGCCCCGGTGCATTTCCATGCAGATATTGTGAACGCCGGCTAGCCGAGAGTTATCTCCAGTTTGATTACTGATGCAGCCGGAATATTCACGCTCAGGATTTCTTCGTTCACCGAGACAGCGAGAGGTGCAGTTTTTACGGCGTTGGGGTTTTCGAACGTATTGTGCGCGTGCATTTCGGTGGCCGCCAGAGCAGTGCCGGTGGCATTTGAAATCGTCATACCGCGCAGGGCAACCTGCGCATCGGAAGGCTTGCTAAGATCCGGATTCACAGCCGTCAGCGTTACAACGTTGCCCTTACGCGATGCCGATCCGTTGAGACCCCAGAAGCTTGCCGGCTTGCCATCTCGCTGGTAATGCACATCTGGCGCGGAGAATTCCGTGCGGAGGGATTGGCCACCTTGATGCGCCGCGTACATCGCAAAGACATGGAAGTTTGGCGTCTCGATGAAGCGGTCTTCATGGCAGAGAAAGAGCGCATTAATGTTGTTGACTAGTTGCGCGCATGCAGCCACACTCACCTTCTCCGCATTGCGATTGAATGCATCTAGAGTAAGCGCGGTTGCGAGTGCATCGCGCACAGTGACTTGCTGTCCAAAGATGTGAGTGGGATCCAGTTCAGTCCCCTCGCGATACCAGGGTCCGTATTCGTCCACGACCAGCTTTATATGGTGTTGGGGATCGTACTGCCCCATGACAGCCCACTGGTCGGCCATGATCTTCTCCACGCGGTTGCATTCGCGCATCAACTCATACCAATCCACCAGCTCAAACTGCAAGGCATCGCCTTTGCCGAGAATCCAATCTCTTGTCTTGCCGCGGCTCAGGTTCGACGCGTAATGATGAATAGACCACCCGGTGAAGCTAGGGTTGTCATAGGGATGTCCTGTAAAGATCTGCTCGAAGAACCGATGTGTCCAGTCGATATCGTTGCCGTTTGGCCCAGCTCCGATTAGTTGCAGGTCGACCCCGAAGCGCGGTATCCAGTTGGTATAGCGGCGAAATTCCGACGCATACTCCTCGGGAGCGAAGTTACCGCCGCACCCCCAGCTTTCGTTCCCCACGCCCCAATACTTCACATTGAACGGTTCGGAAAAGCCCCCTGCAGCGCGCATCTCCGCCAGCGTCGTACTTCCCGCAGGAGAGTTGCAGTATTCCACCCAATGGTCAAACTCCAGCGCAGACAGACTGCGTAGATTAGCCGCCAGGTACGGCTCCGCCCCGGTGAGTTTGCAGAAGCGTATAAACTCATTTGTTCCAAACTCGTTGGGGTCGAAGATTTGCGGCCCCTTCTCGTGAAGGCGTTCTGCGTCCGGATTGTCTTCCCAGAAGTTGGTGCGCTTTGGGCGCTGCGAGGCGGGCCCGATTCCATCCTTCCAGTCGTAGCTGTCGGCGAAGCACCCCCCCGGCCATCGCACAATGGGGACATGAATCTCCTTCATCTTCTCGACGAGTTCGGCGCGTATTCCGTGCAGGTTGCGTATTTTTGACTTCTCGCCGACCCACACTCCGTCGTAGATCACCCCACCAATGTGCTCGGTGAACTGGCCATATATGTTGGGTGAAATCTCACCCTTTGGCTCATTCAGGAAGATTTCAATGCGCGCATCCGCCGACGTTGCCCAAATGCGTTTGCCTGAAAACGCAAGTACCGTGCCGGCCATCGCCGAACTCTTGAGAAATTGCCTCCGCTCCATTTTTGCTTCCTTTCCATTCTGGAATTGTCATGCGGTGTCGATTTAATTCGGGTTGCCTCTTCGATTGTTCGAGTGTGAATGCCCACAATCACAGCTGTCTCAAAACCAAAGTGGAGACCGTTGATTTCAGCCGTCATCCTACTTCTAGACAATGGTCCAGTTCAGACATTACCTCGCGTCATTGAACCGGAGATGTATTGCGGAATGATAATAGATTATCTATAATCGATTGTCAAAAGGACATTTGACCCTGGGAATCGCCACAGATCACTGGTTTGATCAGCCGCCGGGCCGATCGCTAAGATTCCGGCCGTTGAGCGTGTCACGGACTTCGCCTCTTTGGCAAGGCGCAAGGCGAGGGAGTTTCCCTAGAGTTGGATGGGCAGAGAATTTACTCTCTATGCCTTCGCCTAGAAGACATAGAGGGCACATTTCAACGCCTCGAGCACGGGTAGTGCAGCAACACGCGCAACATGAAACGAGTTAGAACCTAATTGGGATCGGGGATACGGCGTGCGAAATCTGCTTTCGCTTTTGTTCTGGGAAATCACATTGTCGCTTGGGTGTGCTGTTTCAGGCTGTTCGGCCGGAGGCAACAATTCGGGTCAAAACCCCGTGCTCGCAGCAACAACCACTACTCTGGCGTTGTCGAATTCGAGTGTAAATACTGGCGCTTCGGTGACGCTCACCGCAACAGTAGCAAGCGGAGCCGGCACTGTGACCTCTGGAACGTTAACGTTCTTCGATGGAATGACCCAGTTGAATGTCACGGCAGTGAACAGCTCAGGGAAGGCGGTTTGGTCGAGTTCAAGCCTTGCGGCCGGCGCGCATAGTTTGACGGCAAGCTATGGCGCCAACTCCTCCTATGCTGCGTCTGTTTCGAGCGCAGCGACGCTGACAGTAATTGCTCCAACACTGCCTACCAGTCTCGCCCTGACCACGTCTTCGGGGACCTCAGTACAGGGATTGCCTGTTGAGATTATTGCGACTGTGATCGGAACATCGGGATCGGTTCCCGCTGGGCCCGGTGGCTCTGTGACGCTTCTAAATGGCTCCGGGACTCTGGGTACTGCATCCTTGGACCCCACTGGCGTAGCGAACTTCACGACAACCCAGTTGTTGGTTGGCAGCGATGCCATTACCGCGACTTATAGCGGCGATACGAATTACGGTTCTTCAACATCAGCCACAACTAATATCGATGTCGCAAAATCGGCTGCATCAACCTTCACGAACCCAGTGACATTAAACCTGGCTGGAGGGGGAACGGCGGTCAGTTGCGCCGACCCCGCTATCTACAAAGTGCAGCAGAGCGGGGTGGATACCTGGTATCTGTATTGCACAAGCGATGCGCTCTTCGCTGGCGATCCTAATCATAACTACCTTAATATCTTTCACTCCTTTGACCTTGTTAATTGGACGTACAACGGCAGCGCTTTCACCGGATTGCCGTCGTGGGCAAATGGAAGCGGAGCGCAACTTTGGGCCCCCGC